AAAAATATCAGACTTTATAGATTCCCACTTCGATTGTATATCAGACTTAATACTGCTCATCTTGCTAGATATTGCAGATTTTAACTCTTCCCATTTTTGTTTAGCACTATTAACAATTTCTTGAGCCTTATTAACTATAGTGGATTTTATACTTTCCCAAGCGGTTCCGACATTTTGCTTAATGGATTCCCATAAATTTAAAAACCATTCCTTGAGAATATTAAAGATATTCTTACACGCTTGAACAATAGCGTTCCAAATACTTTCACCTGCTGATTTAATAGTTTCCCAAGCTCCTGACCAATCTCCGGATAAAATTTGTAATAACGCTGTTATCGTACTTACAATTATTTCCATCGCAACGGTTATAATCATTTTAATGATTTCCCACACAATTTGCGTAGTTGCCTTTATAGTATTCCATGTTTGCTCTATGATAGGTCGGAGTATACCGATTGCCGTTTCAACCACTGTAACAATTGCACTCCAAATTTGTTGGAAGATAGGAACTAAAGGCGCTATAATTTCTTGAATTCTCATTACCAGTTGAGAAATAAATTGTATAATAGCATTTACAGCTAGCATAACTGCTTCTTTAATTGCGTTCCACGCTTCTATCATAGATGTTCTTACAGTTTCCGAAGAATTCCATAGAGCTGTAAAAATACCTATCAATGCTACAATGACTCCGATTACAATCCATACTGGACCAGTTATCGCACTAAATGCAGCAGCTAGAGTACCTAATATACCTTCAACAATAGAGCTTGTGGCTAAAAACTCTATAAAAGCGCCGATTAATGGTACTATTACAGTCATTACGAATTGAATAGCTGGATACAATGACATGAAAGCACCAGCTAAAATAGAAACTACACCTAATATAGCTCCTATAATAGGTTGAGCTTCTGTTAATTTTTTCAACCATTCAGTAAAAGCTAACACCACATCCAGTACAGCAGCCCCTAGTGGAGCCATAGCAGTAGCGACATTTATTATAATTCCTACAAGGTTTCCTAAAACTCCTAATACTTTAGGTCCGTTCGTTTGCACATAGTCCATAAACTGTTTAAAACCGTCACTTGCTGCTATTTTTGCACTCCACTCTTCAAATCTGCTCGCCATTTCTGCTAAAGATTGAAAAATTAATTGCGAGTTAGGTGCAAATGCTTTCATCAAGTTGAAAATACCTTTGAATGTAGATCCAAAGATTTCTCCGATCAATGGTAAGTTAGTTTTAACGTAATTAGTAAAATCTTGAATTGCTTGCGAACCTTCAACACTTGTAGCCCACTTATTAAATGATTCGCCCATTTTAGCGAACCCTTGTGATACCCATTCTGTTAATGGTGCTAAATTAGTAATAACCGCGGTCAAACCACTACCAAATGAGCCAGCAGCATCTAACATATTGTTAAATATTCTTACGCCAGTTGTTCCCATCATGTCAAAAAAGTTAGAGGCTACTTGTGACGTTTTAGCCCAATTCAACATTTTACTGCTTGCTTGTTCCATTCCTTTTGCTACACTGCTTAAAAATGGTGTTAAACCTTGTAAAGCAACTTTAGCAGTGTTTACACCATTGGCCAGTGTGTTAAAAATTGCTGATTGATTCTGACTTACAACGCCAGTCCAAGCAGATTTCAAATCATCTACAGCTGATTGATATTTTTGCACTTCTTTAGTTACAGATAACGTACCATTCTGTACCATTTTCAATGCACTGATTGCCATAGCACCAAAACCTACAACGCCTGCACCAGCAATAGCAAATGCATTGGCTAAACCTAATGCACCGCCACCTACAACACCTATAGCATTCATCACTGCCATTAACGCAGGTACTACAGACGCAATCGCAGGTACTAAAGCTGTGATAGATGATAAAAACATTCCTTTAAACACATTCACCGCAACAGTACCAGTTGTTCTGATATTGTTAGCTAAAGTATCCATTTTGTTTTGAAAGTTGCCTAAAGCAGAGGTAATAGAAGCTAAACCGTTTCTGATAGGATTAGTATCTAATTCGATTTTCTTTTTAACCTTATTGGCTTCAAATGCTGCCAATCTGGCTTGCAATGCGGCTAATTCAGCCTGAAACAGTCCAGTGTCAAACTCCACTCTTTTTTCTATCGTATCGCTCTCAAATGCGTTAGCTTGTGAATTAGCCATTGCGAGTTTTTGTTGCAAGTCAGCTATATTTGCTTTTAAATCTTTGATTGCATCGTTACTTTCATATTGTTTCGCTAAGGCTTCGGCTTGCATCAACTTTTGTTTCAAGTCATTGATAGTAGCTTTTAATTCGACTTCCACGTCATCGGGGATACTTTCAGCCATAGCCATAGCCTTATGGATATCACGTTCAAAGTCGCTTATATCTGCTTCTATTTCTGCGACAAAGCGTGCTACATCATCCAAACGTAATCCCTCCTTTATTTATCTATTTCTTTTTGCTGTCTAACCAGCGTTGAAGTGCTTGACGTTGAACTTCTCTTGTTTTGCGTTTAATCCACTTATCATGTTCTTTATCATGTTCAACTGACGTTTCAGTTTTATCTATTAACTGACGTTCATGTTCAAGGTTTTTGGATATTTTCTTGATGTCTTTACCGCCAGATAAACGTGCTTGCATGATAGATTGTGTTCGTAAATCTTCTAATGTATCTAAACGTCTATGTCTTGCACCTTTGATATATAACTCCCACTCTTTGATTGTGAGTTGATCTAGTTCGTGAATAGGTATATAACCTAGTAAACGAATTGAAGTTTCGACAATATAGTCATAGTCTATTCCGCTTTGTTGAACAGATTTTCGCCCGTTACGTTTTTGTACATTTGGTTGAACGTGTCCAGTTCCTTCTCTTTGCCTTTGCGGTTCTGATACATTGTGTCGATTAAGTTGTTGACCTTTCCCTTGACCATACCGTCGTTTCTTAACGTATTTAATGCACCTTTGAATAGAGAATCAATCTCGCCATTTTCTTCTGCATATTTTTCAATAGCGCTTTCTACTTCAATTAAAGATGGTTTCTCTTTTGTTAAGTTAGATACCGCGCAGTACCAGAATTGAGATAACTTTTCTGGATCTTGTTGGATAAGACCCAGAAAGATACCTGTAACGCCATCACCTTTAGTTTTAACGCCGTCTTTTTCAGTCGTTTCTGCGAATTGTTTTGCTTCACGCACAAATGCGATTGAACCTTTAGCCGTATAGTCTTTACCGTTAATATTTAATGTATTTGTCATAATTTAATTACTCCTTTTAATTAGAAAATAGATAAATAAAAAAGGGGGCAAGCGCCCCCAAATGAAAATTAGATGTTTTGCGTAGCAGCGTCCTCTGCATCGCCTGTAGCTTCGCCGATAGACTCGTAAACGATTGCAGATGCAACAGAAGGGTCAATAATTTCTGGCGGTAATTTTGGTTCGTAACCGTCAGCAGAGTTCAATTTAACTTTTAATGATACTTCGATATTTTCATCCTCATCATCAACCTCTAATGTACGTCCATCAGGTATTACATAAGCAAAAGTTGCGTTATGTCCTTCAGTTTCTGCTTGTGTTTCTTCATCCGTATACGTAACTACATCATTATTAATAATCCAGAAGCGCATTTGTTTACCGTACTTACACGCTTCTTTAAAATCTCGGTCACCTTTAATATTTTTATCGTAAGGGAATGTAACCTCGATTGTTTCTTCTACAACACCTGCAGACCAATCTTTTTTGTTTCCTCGAATTGATTCTCTTAATTCATTTTCGAACTCGTGTGAGAATTCGCTTGTTCCTGATAAAACGAAATCAGTCGCTTTTGCTTGTTCAATTGGTGTATCTGCCGGGATACCGACTAAAGTCCATTTGTCTACTGCCATTTATATCCACTCCTTAGTTTTTATATCTCAATTTATGATCTACTGTATAAGCAATTCGTAAAATACCATGTTGCGTCTCACCGTCAACATCAGTAATTACTTGTTGCGTATCTATTCTTGTTTCTTTGCAATCGTAATAATCCATTATCGGTTCTTTTTGTGCATAATATGACAAGTCAGAAAGTAATCCGCGTGTTTCATCCACAACTAAATTCTGATTATCGTTATTTCTATGAAATAAGTGGAAGGTAATTGCAATTCTCTCTATATGACTATTGCTGCGATAAGTTGGCAGTGTGTTCGTTCCCCCTACAACTACATATGTGAGTTGTGGTACATTGTTGCCATTTTTGTCTATACCTATGTCGGTTTGCATACGATCAAAAATGTTTCGTCCTATTTGTTCGAATAATGGCGACTTGTACAAGTTCGTCATCACTGCTCTGAATAATGGTTGTTCAGCTGATTTATATATAGCTTGCATGTGTCTTACCTCCCTTATACATTAAAATAACTATTAAAATATTGACGTGCGATATCTAACGACGGATACCAGAAAGGTTGAGCGACCATACCACGAGTAGTATAGAACCTACCGTCTTTAAAATAAGTCCAAGGAATCTTCTTAGCACGTGAACCTCTTGTAGCATATATGCCTGTACCGAACTCGATATACACCGCATGCTTAGCACCGACTTTGACTTGGCCATGAAACCCACTGATTGACATATCAATTGAGTTTTTCAATGCACTTGTATCAACTGGTGCCATGCTAGACGCGTTACTGTGTAATAACGCTGTCGTCTCTGCTACACCATGTTTAGCTTTACTTAACACTTTGGCTTTGTACTTTTGAAGTCCTCTTCCTATACTGTTGGTCATATCCTACACTCTCACTAATGGCACTCTGTTTATTTCATGTTGTCCACCTTGGTCCTCTAAATCACCATTTAACTTGTAACGTACACCTTCAAATACAATGACATCAGAGCGCTTAATATCCACGTTATACGGAACATAAAGCATTCTTGATAATTCAACACCTAATGCTTTGAACTCTGCTTTCTGCGACGTGCTAGGCGTGTCTAAAAAAGCGGTAGCATTTGTTGTTGTTTTATCTTGTATTTGTTTAGGTGGGTAAGTTGAAGTGTCGTTAAGAGTTGTTACACGTTCTATAGTGATTGCATGTGGAAACTCTTCAATAAACATAATTTCCACCCCAATTTACCTTTCTATATTGTTTTAACTTGTCATATAAATGTTGGTCATCGTTATCTTTATAAGTATAGCTGACCGTCCCCATCGAACGACCAGCTAGATTACTGTGTTTATTCAATCTTGTTGCGATACTGTGAGCAATAAATTCTTCTACTCCATGAGGCAACGATGATGCAAACGACCTATGGCAATATTCTTCAGCCACTTTTAAATAATGAGGAATTAATAAAACAATTTCTTCGTCTTTAGAAGTATCTTGTAAATCCCACTCATTTATTAACTTAACTTTTAGTACATCCATGATTTTACACCTCATTCATCTTTCAGACGTTCAAAAAAAGGTAATTTATACCCCGCTTTTTTTAGTCGCTTTTCAAAATCTTCGATGTACTTAACTGTTTTATTAACCTCTGTTTCAGCATTAAATAATTGTCCATCTTCTTTATTTTTGCAGTCTTTAATTACCTTAAATTTTGCCATTCAATATCACCTCTTTATTAGGCTGTCGGTGTTGATTCAGTTGTTTCTGCTCCTGCTGTTAAAGGGACTTTAACTACACCATCTAAACGTTCCGGGAACATTAATACACCTGATACCACTAATGTTTGGTGTGTTAATGTCTCTTGATGTACAAAGTGGGTCATACCTACTAAGCCTGTTGAGTCAGAAGTTAAGTCAAACGCTTGGCCTAGATCTGAATTTCCTGCAGGAATGTAAGCAATAACCAAATTCTCTGCGGCAGTTGCATAGATGTTACCTTGCTCGACTTGTGTTGATGTAAATACAACAACACCTGTTGCGTCTGTGTAGTAATTCAATCCGAATGAAGTTTCTAACGTTAGTTTTTTGTCAGCGATTGCTTGTGCTACGTCCATTGGATGCGCAAATACAACAACGCGGATAGTGTCATCTTCGAAAATTGTGTTTAATGCACCCCATGCTGAAGCTAATGCACCTTGCAATCCATTACTTGCATTTAAATTAGTTTGCGCACTTCCAGATTGGACTAAAGTGAATAAATCTTTTCTCATATTTTTTTGCACTTCTTTAATAAGTGCCTCGTCTGTAATGTCAATTGCAGAGTTTAAACCGTATTTTTGAATCGCTTCACCTGACGTTGATTTACGATATTTTGATAGTTTAATTTCTTTTGTTTCAGCAACTTTAGGCGTTACGTTAGAAAGTGGGATTAAATCACCTTCAGCTACATTGCCATCAGCCAAAGTCACTTCAGGTTTACCTAATAACTCGATTTGCATACCGCTTTGTACAGGGAATAAACGAGAAATCCCTAAAGCTTCGCGGAAATCCTTTAAATTCTCTTCAAATCGATAAGTGAAATCGATTGATTTAGCTTTAAAGTTGTCTAATGTAGCTACAGTTTGTAATCCCGTTTCTGGATAACTAGGTGTAGCAAAGTGCTGTAAGTTTAATTTTAAAAAGTTTGTTTTGTCCATATTACATTCTCCTTTTAATTAAATAATTGAATGTTATCTTCAATTGCTTTTTGTCTAGTAGTCGGATCTTTGATTTTCATAATTTCCTCTTTAGAGAACCCTTTGTTGCCATCACTAGCTAACGGAGTTCTACCTTTTTTAACACTTGGTTGTTCAAATAAATAGGGCTTTGATTCTTTTAAAGCACTTACTTTTTCTTCTAATCCAACCACTGTATCACCATCAAGTTTTAAATCTGCCTTGTCGATAAAAGCTAAAATGTCGTCTGGGTCATTAGCTTCTTTTGCAACAGCAGTTTTAATAGCGTTATTGATTTTTAAATCTTTCATCTTAGTTTCAAATTCAGCATTAGAATTTTTGTATTCTTCCAATTCTTTTTTTAGTCCTTCATTATCACCAACTTTATCTTGCAGTTCTTGAATTTGTTGGTCTCGGTTTGAGATTTCAGTATTAGCTGCATCTAACTGCTCGTTAAGCGATTCCTCTTTGTTTTTATAATCTCTTAAAGAATCATGATGTTCATCAATAATCTTTTGAACTGTTTCTTCTTCCAAACCTAAACCGCGTAAAAATTCTCTTTTCATATTTATTACTCCTCACATTTTTGATAACACTGGTCTTATCCAGCACGAGTTTGCACCTTTTTACGCCTTAAGCATTTTTGGGCATAAAAATAACCGGCAATCTCACGACTGTCGGTCAAATAATTAATTCTTTTTTACATGCATACCTTTTCTATCGATACTTACAATAGATGTATCACTTTTGTTCAATTTCTTAAGTTCTTTTTCAATATTTTTCAAAGTGTTATCAATACTTTTTAAATAGCGTTCTGTTTTGTCTGCCATTATTATTTAACCTTCTTCCTCTTACCATTAGGTTTATATGGATATTCTTTGCCGGTACGTTGCTTGTACCAATCCATATATGTAACATAAGGTATCTGTTTTGTTTTATTGTTCTTGTCTCTTGATGCTCTTATTTGGGGTCTCATACCATTCACAGTGTACAACTTCTTACATCTGCAATTGATATTTTGTTTGGCACTGTCTACACCGACAAGCAGGCGTGGTGCTTTACCAGTGGATAAGCCTACGGTAAAGTTGCCGTTTTCATCCTCTTCCACACCGTCATGATGTGCATGTGATGGTCTTGTGCGTGAGTCTAGTGTTGCGTCCCAATAACCTTTAATTCTTGCACCGTTCTCTTTTGCCGTTTCTTCTGCATCTATCTGTGCTTGCGATTGAGAACGACCGCCTTCTGTACGTGCTACAGTTTTTGATTGTTTTTCTGTCATACCTACATCTTTTTCAATAGTCTTAGCGATTTTATCATAACTGTTGCCACCCATTAATCCTGTAGCAGTATGCACTCTGATTCTTTCAAGCACTTTGTTTCTGTGTTTCTCTAGTGTTTTATCAAGATTAATCTTTTCTACAGGTTGATTTAATGCTTTCTGAATGACTTTATCATCTGGCAGAGTGAATGACATTTGAATATCAGATGTCTGTTCAATCAGATACATATGAGACATGAAACCGTCTAAATAAATAGCTTGTTGTGTTTCTTTAATTTCTTGTTTCAACTTTTTAAATTCATCATCAAGCATATCGCCCATCTTATCTAACATCTTGTTGTAGCGATTATATTTATTGAATTCTGTCCAAGTAATGTGCGGATCATCTTCTTTTGAGTATTTAACATAGGATAAAGTAAACGATTCGAGTATCATCTTCAATATCCTAGCAAATATCTCTTGTATCACTGTCTCAGATTCAGCAATGTATTTATCTAACTTGCTTTCAATTTCCTTCTGATTCTTCATCGTTATCATCTACTTTTTCTGAAGTATCTTGCGTGTAAAAAACACTTTCAGCATTCATTTGTTCTAATTCTTTTTCTACGTCCGTTACAAAAGGATGATGTGATAAAAGTGTCTTTTGACTCAACATAGTTTGAGATCTGCTGACAATATCAGTTTGTTCTAATTCATTGACTAATCTATTATAGT